TTACTCTATGCTTCGTCAGAGTGTGCCGATTATTGATGTTGCAATTTCAAAAATTGTTCGTCTTTGCAGCGGTTTTAAGTTTGAAACGGGCAATGAAAAAATTGATTCGGATATGAATGAATTTTTTGAAAACATCAGCGTCGGCGGCAATCAGCAGGGGATAAATATGTTTGTTTCCGCTTATCTTGAGCAGTTGCTGACATATGGCTCTGCAGTCGGAGAAATGATTGCCGATGACAGTGGCTTTTATGCGCTTTACAACGGCGAACTCAGCGCGCTTGATGCAAAGCGTGCGCAGAATAATTTTGACATTGAGTTTTACAGCGGAAATAAAAAATTAGAGCGTCAGGATTTGATTCTGTTTTCGGCGCTTAATCCGAAACCGGGTGAAATTCTCGGTACAAGCATATTACAGGGACTGCCGTTTGTTGCCGATATTCTGCTTAAAATTTACAACACAATCGGGCAGAACTGGGAGCACGCAGGCAACCTGCGTTATGCCGTTACCTATAAACCCGAAAAAGAGGGAATTGACGGCGCAACTGCCAAAGAGCGTGCAAAGCAGATTGCAGGTGCGTGGAGCGAGGCAATGGGCAGTAAGGATACGGTTAAGGATTTTGTTGCCGTGGGCGATGTCTCAATTAAAGTAATCGGCGCGGATAATGTTGTGCTTGACAGTGAAGTGCCTGTTCGTCAATTGCTTGAGCAGATTGTGGCTAAAACGGGACTTCCGCCGTATATGCTTGGGCTTTCCTGGTCTACAACAGAGCGTATGAGCGCGCAGCAGGCAGATATTTTAACGTCTGAACTGGAGTATTACAGAATGATTTTAACGCCTGTTTTAACAAAAATCGGCAGAAAATATCTGAGCACTTACGGTTATGCCGAACCGCTTAAAATTGAGTGGAACACAATAACGCTTCAGGATGAAACAGAGCATTCAAAGGCAAGACTTTATGACGCACAGGCAAGAAAAATTGAAACGGAGGCTGAGGTTTGAAAAACGGAGTAATTATTAAAGCATTTGAGCCGACGGGCGATGATATGGCAAAAATCAACCGATTTTCCTGCCGTGAACTGACAGCAGATGAACTCTATGTTTTTAAAGTCGATTTATGCAACAACGATATTGACAGAGATTTCGAGTGCTTTTCGGTTTCGGCGCTTAATACGCTTGCCGAAGAATTTATCGGCAAAACGGGAATACGTGATCATAAAATGTCTGCCGAAAATCAGATGGCACGTATTTTTGATACCGAGGTAATTAAAATTGACGGCAGAAAAACAAAGCACGGCAGTGATTTTTACACGCTTCGTGCAAAAGCTTATATGCTTAAAACAAGTGAAAATGAAAATATTATCAGCGAAATTGATGCAGGTATTAAAAAAGAGGTTTCCGTTTCCTGTTCGGCAGGCAGAGGCGTATGTTCCGTCTGCGGCAAAGACAGGAGAAAAGGCAACTGCGGTCACATTAACGGCAAAAGTTATGACGGCAAACTCTGCTATACAACGCTTGATGATATTACAGACGCTTATGAATTCAGTTTTGTGGCAGTTCCTGCCCAGAAAGAGGCGGGGGTTGTTAAGGCGTTTGGCATTGAAAAAGGAGAAGTGGATATGGAAAATATCAGAAAACAACTTGATTTTGACGGTGACAGTATTGTGCTTTCAAAGCAGCAGGCGGCGGCAATTTCATCTTTTATAGATGAAACAGAGGAAAATGCAAGGCTCGGCACGCAGTACAAGCAGAATCTTGTTAAAAGCCTTGTCGGTTTATGCGAAAGGGCTGTGCCCGAGATGAATATGAAAATATTTGAGGGCGTGGCAAGCATTATGACTGCAAAGGAACTTCTTGAGTTTAAAACTGCATTTGAAAAAAATATTGCATCAAAAAACAAACCGTCGCCGCAGCTTGCAAGGGCAGACGGTGCTAAAAAATCAAACAATAATGAATTTATGATTTAGGAGGATATTTTTATGGTTTCATATAAGGGATTCGGCGAAAAGTTTTTAACTTTCAAAAATACAAAGGTGCAAAAGGGCGACCTTGTTGCAATAAAAAATGACGGCGTTGCCGAAAAAGCAAACAACAGTGCAAAGTTTGTTGGTTTGTGTGTTGATGATTCGCACGAGGGCTATATCACCGTTCAGATGTCAGGCTATGTTGAACTGCCTTACACAGGTACAATGCCCGATATTAATTACAGTGCATTTACATCAAACGGCAACGGCGGTGTTAAGTATGAGAACGGCGGAAACATTATTTTTAAGGTGCTTAAAATTGACACTGAAAAAAATATTGTAGGATTTATTCTTTAATCGGATTTAAAAGGAGGATATTAAATTATGGCATTTGATAATATTAAACTTGATAAGGGACTTTATACAGGCTCAAAAGGCTTTACGGCATCACTTGAAGAGATTGATCCGTCTGCAAATTATGCAGGCACAGAACTTGACGGACTTGATGCGTACCAGCGTCAGTTGAAAAGATTTGACATTAAGGTTTCGGGTGCAAATTCCGATACTGTATCAAAGTTTTTCCAGACTACTGATTCAGCCGCTCTTTTTCCTGAATACGTATCAAGAGCAGTAGCACAGGGCGTTGAATATGCAGACGAGATATCAAAACTTGTGGCAACGACCACAACGATTGATTCGCTTGATTACCGCTCTGTTGAAAGTGTTCCCGATGACGGCGACAAGGAACTTGCAGTTGTAGGCGAGGGTGCATTTATTCCCGAAACAAGAATTAAGACAAAGGAAAAACTTACCCGCCTTTACAAGCGCGGCAGAATGCTTACTGCATCTTATGAGGCAATCAAGTATCAGAAACTTGATTTGTTTACTGTTACATTAAAGCAGATTGGTGCGTATATCGCAAAGTCACAGATGAATGACCTTATTTCCTGCATTAATTCGGCGGATATTCAGACACTTCAGAGTGAAAACACCGAACTTACATACAAGGATTATGTTGATTTGTGGGCTTCCTTCACTCCTTACAGACTTACCAATATTATTGCCAATACAAGCGAGGTTGCAAAAATGCTTGATATGAGCGAGTTTAAGGATTCAAACGCAGGTCTTAATTTTCACGGCACAGGCAGTATGATTACACCGTTTGGCGCAAATGTTACTCCGTGTTCACTTATTGATGCAGGCACAGTGCTTGCACTTGATAATTCTGCGGCTGTTGAAAAGGTTCAACTTGGTGATATCGCTACGGAATATGACAAGTTGATTGACAGACAACTTGAAAGAGCAACCATTACGGCAACTGCAGGCTTTTCTGTTATTTTCAGCGATGCAATCAAGGCCGTAACGGTTAAAACGGTTTAATTAAACTGAAGGGGGGGCAAAGCACGTCAGTATGAATTATGAAAAAATAAGAGAATATCTTATGGCTATGGGTAATTTCTCAGCCGAAGACATGGAAAAATATAAATTCATTCGTGATGCTTCTGTTACAAGCGTGCTTGATATGCTGAATGATTCGGCAGATGTTACCGATGACAGAATTATGCAGTTGATGGCATCAAGAGCGTATCTTAAAATCTGCTGCATTGACAGTGGCGAAAGCGGCGTTACAAGTTTTAAGGCAGGCGATGTTTCTTATACGGAAAAGGCAGGAACTGCACTTGACGGTGCAAAAGAGATTTACAGAATTGCGCTTGATGACTGCAGTCAGTTTATAAACGATGCGGGCTTTGCCTTTTTAGGTGTATAAATGAACAGACGCTATAAAATTAAAAACGGCATAAAGAAAACGGGCAGAGAGGCTGTTATTACCGACGGTGACTGGCAGTCAATGCCGTTTTATGCCGTTATTCAGCACCACCACAAAAACACCAAAACAGAGTTTGAGGACAGATTTACGGAAATCGGTTTTGTCAGCAGAGATTATTACACCTATATAGGACCGTTTGACCATGATATAACGGCAGTGAGTGATGACGCCGTTATAAAATCGGGCGCAGAAAGTTATGTCTTTAAAAAGAAAGAGGCAGTAACCGTAGGCGGTGAAACAATTTATTATTACGGCATTTTAAAGAAATTGCAGGAGGGCTCGTATGATTGATTTATCAAAGTATGCCGCACTTTTTGCAGACACGGCAAGAGGCGGCATTGCAGATGAAAACGTTGTTTTTATTACTGCATATCCCAGAATGGCAAAGCCGACACTGCTGAAATCTGCCGTTGCCGCCTTTTCTGTTTATGATATTCAGTCAGAGCAGGAGGGGCTCGGCGCAGACATTCAGTCGGGTCAGGTTAAAATTCAGGTATCTGTTTTTGTGCCGTACAAAAATAAAAGTGAAAACGGCACTGCACTTCTTGAAAAAATATGCCGTGTTATTTGCAGTGAAT